GGTCGCTGCAATGCCAGCCGCCGGCTCGACTCCAGCGGTTGCGACTGCTTCCGCTTTCTTACCCTTCTTCGTTGCAGGTGCTTCGGTGGTAGCTGTATCGTTCATTTTAATGCTCCTTCGTTAGTGGGAAACTACTGCGGCCAAACTGCGACCGTGTTCTACTATAGCACTAGGCAACGTCCTTGTCAAGCGATTTCCGCAATACTTCTACGTCGTCCGCGGCCTCCTCCGCGTTGTCAAGAAAGCCACTGAGGTGCTCGCGTAGTGCGGCGAGTCCAGTGTAGCCAATGACCATCGACTGAGCCGCGTCGTTCTCCGTCTCCGGCTGGATGATCGTAGCCGTGATGGACACTTCGTCGTCAATGCAATCTGCCTCCAGCACCGCGACCTGGAAACCGAGGTCAACCAGTTGGCGGATGGGGAACAGAGGTTTTACCAGTTGCTTAGCCATATTTCTTCTCCACTGAGGGGTTCATCTTCTCAAACAGTTCTCGGGCTTGACGCGATAGCTCATCTTCCGTCGTGGGTATGAGCGGAGCCTCTTTGACAGCAAAGCCCCGCAACATCACCGCGACTGGATGATTGTCCACGTTGGTGAATTTTATCTGCGCTGGTATCTCGTTCCTTTCAATCCAGACAACCGTGCGTTCCGCGAACATAAGGAAGTCCGCGACCCGCTGCTGTTGCATATCCGTCAGTCGAGAGTTGCCTAGTCCAATCCTCTGGTTCTCGCGCCGTAGCGCAGTTCGAAAGGCGTAGAATCGTTGCTGGAGGCCGGCTGCCACTTTCGGATTGGCGACCTCGCGCGAGTATTCCTTGCCCTTGGCGCAGCCCTCCACCATATCCCAGAACTCTTGGGGATAGGTGAAGGGGCTCAGTGAGCGCGCCACGTTCTACCCGGCCTTACCGTTGTACGGCTGCCGTTCGATCCTCTTGAGGGTCTCGAGGATTTCCACCAGTACGGTGTAAACGTCCACGCCATCTTGCTTGGATGCAATGGCCGCAGGCCGTGCGCGGACTTTCTTTTTCTCCTTGGCCGCCTCTTCCTTTTGGAAGGACTCGATGGCCGCCGCGAGGTACTTGGCGTCGACCTTCGTCGTCGTCTTGCCGCCCGCGGTTCCCTGCGCGTCGAACGGCACACCCCAGCGCGCGAGCGCCGAGCGTTTAGCTGCAGTAGAGCCCAAGTGCGAGGGCTCGCCGGTTACTTCGGAATAGAACTCTCTAAGCTGGACTTTCATGATGCTTCCGTATCTCCAGAATCGGGGCCGGAATGGCCACCAGCCTGCCCTAATCGGGCAGGACGCTGGCTACTCTGTATCGTGGTCCTTGCGGCAGATCGCGTCGCCCAATTTCTGTTGGGCGTTATGCAGCTCTAACTTTTCTGCGAACTCAGGTGAGCGCAGATATTCTTCGAGCGGCTGCTTCGGCCACGGATAGGCCTTGCGCTTGTGGCCAGGGATTGCGTTGAGCGTCTCGTTGGGCCTGAGCTTGAACCGATAGTCTGGGCTGTGCATCAGGGGCGGAATGACGCGGAAGAGGTCCAACGACGTGGCCTGTTGCGAGGCGAAGGACAGAGCGCCCGGTCCCCGGACTCCTGGCGCTAGGGTGCCGTCGCCCAAGATGCGAATATCATGCGCGTCGTCTGGCATGAGGGTCAGTGCATACTCCAGTTGTTGCTTGTTCATCGGTGCAAATCTCCTTGCGTTGAGGGAAAGAGCTTCGTTCGCGTCGAAGTCCTCGTGGTGCATTACTCCTCCTCTGGTGGAAACAACGTGGCCCAGTCTTCCTCCGTGTAGCCAGTGAAAATGAATTCTCGCTGGCCCGCCGTCAGATCGGGGAATATGTCCTGGATCTTCCGGCGCGATGGGCTGTCAAACTCCCGCATCTGCATCACGGTAACAGGGAGGTCGAGCGTGTTCAGCTTGCCGGTGAATGGCGATCTGCGGGTGATTAGCATATGTGTACCTTCCGGTGTTGGTGGAGGCGGCCTGCGGGCACATGCTGCTCGCAGATGTTGCAAATCGCAATGACCCGATGGCCGCCGTTGGCGTGGCTGGTGCGAACATAGACCTGAGTGTCGCCGACTAGCTGGGGCGGCAGCTCAAAATCCGGGGGCATCTTGAAATTCGGATGCAGGCCTAGCGCGGCCTTCAACTGGCCATGCGACGCCGGCCAGGTCGGGTGCGACAACAGCGTCAGATTAGGCCCGAGTTTCATTTCGACGCTCCCAGGAATTCAAACACTGCCTTCATCTTGACTTCGTAGCCGCGGATGCCTTCGTACGAGAGCCAGCACAACGCGATTTCCTGCCGGGTCCAACGGCTCGACACCTCGTTGTAGCCCTCTTCCTTGAGCGCCTCGTGCATGAAGGCAGGAATCTCGTTCCACGAAAGGGGCATGATTGGCCCGTTGCTGCCCCGGCGCGGGGTGCCGCCTGAGCACATTATCAAAATGGTGCTGGGCGAGGGGCAATCCTGCCAGTTCTCAATCTCACACCACTCTGAGTCGTCGTCCTCGTTATAGGCCTGGAACGTATCGTTGGCGTAAAGCGCCGCGGCCAGGAATACTCCATCTTTGATGAAGTAGACCGACCCGGTCTTGTGGTGAATCCAATATCTGTAGGGTTTCATTACGGGAATCTCCTAATCTGGCCACCCGGTTTGGCGACCATTCCGAATTGTACCGCATCGGCGCGCGAGTGTCCACTAAGTATTGAGTACCTATTTTGCCACTATTAGTACCCCGTACTCCACCCGTACTCTCCACCCCTTCCAAATTCGGGCACCCCCCCTCTCTCCCTCTCCCGCAGTGCAACATATTTCCCTCCAGTGTTTGTCCTATATCTCTTATAAGAAAAAAAAAAATAAAAATAGAAGGAACGGAACATGGGACGATGTTGAAAATAGCCGTCAGGCAGACCGACCGTGAGGGAGAGGGTGGGGGTAGGGCAAAATGGAAGGGGTAGCGAGTACGGGGTGTCAAGGGAAGGGATAAAGGAGGCAAATAGGTACACTCATCTGCCCCCGATTCCCTAACGTCGCACTGACACCCGCTTCCAGTTCCGCGACGGCACAACCTTTCGCATTTGATACTGGCTTAGCTCCTGGACGCAGGCTAGGCAAATGTCCAAGCCGTGAGGGTGCTCCTTACCTGGGGGCAGATACCCTAAATTGTCCAGCCGAATAAATTGACCACACTTGTTACAGTGCTCCCATTGGGTGCCACTCGCGTCGATTACGCCAGACATAAAAATTCTCCAAATTCCAGGTAAAAAAAGGGAGGGGATTTCTCCCCTCCGCAGATTGCTACTCGATCGCGTCGATTTCCGCGTCCAGATCGTCGAGATTGATTCCCTCGGTCGCGGATTTCGCGGGCCTGAGTCTCTCGATTACCGCCGACACCTCGGGCGTATTTCGCAAATCTCTCAGGAATTTCGGAGTTTGCACCGCCATCCATTTCGCCAATTGTTCGCGAGTTTTGCCGGGTTTCAGTTCGCACAATGCGAGGAGGAGAATCGACGTTCTCTCGCTCGCCCATTCGCCATCATAGAGCGAGTCTCTGACCATCCGCATTGCATCGCGTTTCTCCGCGAGTGAGGCCGATTTCCCAGTTTTGGGGTCGCGGGACATCGCCGACGCATCACCATGTTTTTGTTTGAATCCGTGCATCATGGCCTGAAATTTAATTTCCTCATTACATTTGTCCGCGTCGAACTCTAAAACTGAACCGTCGAGGTATTTCCACGTAATGACACTCCCCGACACCGTCGCCGACATTACCGAATTGCTCCGGGTTTTTTCCATTTTCTAATCTCCTCTAACCCTCACGCTCGGAAACTCCGCGCGCCGTGTTAGTGAATGTATTATAGGAAACTCCGTCGCATTTGTCAACTAAAACTTCGACCGTTCGTCGGCGCGACTCGCGACGAGTGGCACGCGGATTGCCGCCGACGTGCCGCTGCAGCGTGCGATAATCGCACACTCTCGCGCCACGCGCGCGTCGGAGTCCCTTTTCCCTATATATATCAATGACTTAGGCCCCGGCATCGAATCGGCAGGCGGGGAGGTCTACTAAGGGTCGGCGGACCGAGCGTAGCGAGGGGTCCCAGAGGTTGGGCGGGACAGTTTTCGGATAGATGGGACCAAGTATCGACCAGTACACCGTACCATGTTCGAGAGCTGGCCCATTGCGTTCCAGCCGCCTGCGGGCTATAGTAGCGATTAACACCACACCCCAGGGGGCCCCCTCGTGTCTGAGATCAGTACAGGTGACGTTGTCCAGAAGGTTAGCTACACGCACGACGCGATGATTGATCTGCTGATCGCGCGGCCGGAAATCACCCAGCGAGACGTAGCTGAGCATTTCGGCTACACGGAAGGGTGGGTCAGCCGGGTCATTCGCGCCGACGCCTTTCGTGAGCGCCTAGCAGTCCGCAAGCAGGAGCTCGTCGATCCCGCCATTCTGGAGTCGATTGACAGCCGCTTTGAGCGCCTCGTCGCGCGGTCGCTGGAGGTCCTGCAGGAGAAGCTCCGAATCGAGAACAATCCAAGTCCCGACCTCGCTCTCAAAGCCATTGACGTGGGCGCGCGAGCACTTGGCTACGGGGCGAAGGCCGGCGCCACCCAAGTAACAGCCCAGTTCGTCGTGGCGATGCCGCAGAAGGCGGCGGACTCGGACAGCTGGCTCGCGGGGCTCAAGATTGAGACGCTCCAGGCAGGACATTGAAGCAGCATATAATTTGGCAGCCTCAGGAAGGTCCTCAGACTGCTCTAATAACGTGTCCGATTCAGGAGATATTCTACGGAGGCGCCCGCGGGGGCGGTAAGACCGAAGCATCCATTGGAGATTGGCTTGAACACTCAGCAACCTATGGCAGTGCCGCAACAGGCGTGTTCTTCCGCCGGAAGTTCAAGCAGCTCGAGGAAGTCATCGCCCGGACGAAGATTCTCTTCCCCCAGATTGGCGCGAAGTACCGCGAGCAGCCGCACGCGGAGTGGGTCATGCCCGGCGGCGCCCGCCTTAAATTCCGCTACATCGAACGCGACTCGGATGCTCAGGAATATCAGGGTCATAACTACACCAGGGTATATATCGAGGAAGCAACAAACTTTCCGACGGCAGTCCCGATCAACCTCCTTCGTGCGACGCTCCGCTCTGCGGCGGGTGTTCCAACCGGGATGCGGCTCACAGGTAATCCGGGCGGCCCCGGCCACCACTGGGTCAAGGCGCGGTACATTACGCCTGACCCTCGAGGCTGGAAGGTTATCAAAGAGGACTTCGAGGGCCTTAATGGTGAGAAAATCACTATGGAAAGGGTCTTCATTCCATCTAAGATTAGCGATAATGCTCTGCTCTACAAGAACGACCCGATGTATATTGCGCGGCTTCGTCAGTCAGGCTCAGAAGCTTTGGTTCGGGCGTGGCTGGAGGGGAACTGGGACCTGGTAGATGGTGCCTTCTTCGACTGCTGGGATGAAAACAGGCACGTCCTACGAACAAGGGACTGGCTTCATCGTATACCTCCTTACGCCCTCAAATTCCGGGCATATGACCACGGCTACGGTAAGCCTTTCTCCGTCGGGTGGTACGCTGTATCTGACGGAGAATGGGGTCTCCCAGAGGGAGCACTACTTAAGTACCGGGAGTGGTACGGCAGCGACGGGAAACCGAACAGCGGCCTCAAGCTCACAGTTGATCTCGTCGCAAAGGGCATCCTTGCGCGCGAACTCTTTGTCGATGCGGAAGGCAGGCCCCAGAAAGAACCGATTGCGTATGGCGTTGCCGATCCTTCGATCTTCATTCGCGACGGCGGGCCCAGCATCATGGAGACCCAACTCGTGGAGGGATGCGCCTGGCGTCGTGCCGACAACAAGAGAATTCCGGGCTGGGCGGAGATGCGTCGCAGGCTCAATGGAATTGAGGTAAGGGGCGAGAAGGTCCCCATGCTGTACTTCCTCGACTGCTGTGACGACTCAATCCGCACGATTCCGACGTTGCAGGTCGACGAAACGAACCCCGAGGACTTGGACACGGAAGGCGAAGATCACGCAGCGGACGAGACGCGCTACGCCTGCATGGCCCGTCCTTACACGGAGTATGCGCCCGAGGTCGAGACTGATCACTTCCCAAAGCTACCTTCTCAGCTTACCATCAACGAACTCGTAGAGATGAGCCGCCAGCGTCGTCTGGCTCTGGAGTATAACGAACAGTGAAGCCCCGGCCGTAGGGCGGCGTGTGGGCGTGGAAGGATCGCCATGCAAAGTGGAGCTTATGAAGGGTTTCTGCGCGCCGACGCAGTCACGCCGAACGACGTTACGCCGAATGCGGCGCTGGCTTTCCTTGTGAGCGTCGGCGGCACTGTGACGTTTCGCGCCCAAGGCTCGTCGGCTGACGTCCAGATCACCGCGGTCGCAGGATTCGTCTATCCCATCGCCGTCTCCTTCATTCGGGCCGCAGGAACTGGCGCGACCGGCATCGTTGCCCTTAACTAGCCGTGGCCGATCTCTGGAAACAGCTCAACGACGCTGCGAAGAGCGTTGGGGACCAGACAGCGCCGAAGCTGAAGTTCTGGGTCAAGGAACTCTCTGACGCGCAGGAGCGGGAGAAGCGTTTTCGGGAGAACGCCAAGCGCATCGTCCAGCTCTACGAGGGGAACAAGAAGGAGGATAATTCCTTCAACATCCTCTACGCGAACAC